AGGTTGTGCTGTATGATATTGCGTGAACGTTTCCCCTGTTGCAGGATTGTAATATGGAGTTACTATCTGAGCTCCTACTACCATATCATCTGGATCCAATATAGTATCGTCCGTGGTCGGTTGACCATTGCCCACGGCTGTTTCAACCGCAGTCATTATAGGATCGTCAGCAGCTTGTACTAGCATGTCTCCACCCGATGCCATAGCAGACGCTACGGCTGTGGCAACAGCTCTGTCTATATCGCTATCCATGGGGGTGACTTCTGGCTCAACCATAGTTGACATGGGTGACTCAGATTCGGTTAAACCAGAAGTCTTGGGTATAAACCTACCACCTCCTTCGGCATTCATTTCAAAATGAGAAATACTGCTGGTTGATGGTGCTCCTTCTAAGGCATAACCAGCTTCTTCTAAAGCTCTTATGTCATTAAAAGTTCGTACAAGGTCATTTGATCTCATACCAAACATAAAGGGTTGATAGATTAATAAAAGGTCTTTTTCTGTTGGAACTAAACCAGCAGCTAATGAACCCGCTACATCTCTTCTATCAAAAACTGGAGCTACAGGGTCAGCAGCTAAAGTTACTGGCTCACCTTCCATAACAGACTGTCCACTTGTGCCTAACGGACCTAAATTTAGCCCACTCATATTAGTGTCAGACATAGCTTGGTCTACAGCTGCATTTATAGCTTCCATGTCTATTTCTTCTAGTCCTGGAATATTGACTACCATTACTTACCTTTCTCTCTGTCTGCTGCTATCTTCATTGCTGCTATGTCTTCCTGAGATTTTAACCTCTCTTCTTCGGATTGATCTTTCTGTTTAAGCTTAGCTTTGTCCAGTTTGATTCTCTCCTCTGCAATCATTTTATCATCTTCGTTTTCTTTTGCACGTATTGCAAGCTCTTGTTGTTTTAGAGCAACCACACCATCGTCAGTAGATAATACTTTTTCTATTCTAGGCATTATCGATTGCATAATCTCTAATTCTAGTTGTGCCTTCAAAGCTTCTTTTGCAGGGTTAGGTGGGGGCGGCATCATCATTCCTCCTTGCTGCATAGCTGGAACAGGTGCAGGTTGATCTGGCATCTGCTCGTTAGCTTGGTTCTGTGCTTCTAGTGATATGTGTTGGAATATGTGCGACACCATCATAGGCACTGCTGCAGGGTTTGTCATGCCTGCACCAGACTCTAGGAAAGCTAAGTGTACCTCTATATGTATCTGATGCGCCTGGTCAGGAAAAGCCATAAGAGGTACACCCATTAGCACTGCGCTGTTCTCACTTGCTGGATCCATCGGAACGGGTGGGGGCGGATCAGGTGCGAACAACGCTTCAATATTTTCAGTGCCTAAAGCTTGGTACATTCTTCTGTACGATTCTTTAATGTTGTGTATTTGTGGGTTGCTTTGTACTAACTGTAGTTCTTGCTGAGCTAATGTAATACGTTGGCTCATAGAAAAGAAGTTAGGATCACTCACAGGTATTACATCTACCCTGTTGTCAAAGTCTGTTTGTTTGATTTGTTGGTCTCCCCCTACAACTTGATAAGGGTAGACAGGGGGTAGAGACTCTGCAAACAATCTAGTTAAAATTTTAAATTCTGTTTTTTGTGCGTAGTGCAATCTTTTATGTACTGCGGACATGACTCTTGTACCTTGTTCTAGCAGAGCCATAGTTGTTCCAACAGGTAGTTCTTGGTTGCCTTCTCCTATTTGTAGATTTGTAATCGAGGCAAATCGTTGTCCCGCTTCTACACAAAATCCTAATAGAGACAGTAACGTACCAGATGGTTCTTTGTACGGTAGTGGTATTAGAGAATCTCTCAATGCTCCGCCTGGTGCATCTACGTCTCTAAACTCTCCTGGTTCTAGTGGAGTTTCATCGTCCCTAATTCTAAGTCCCCTGGCCTTAAATCCAGCAGGTAGATTCGCCAGCGTACCTGCATCGATCAATTGTCGTAGGGCTCCAGTGGCGGTTCGAGATAGCCCGCCAATCATGTGTATTAAGCCGAACCCATAGAATCCAAGACCAGGGAGAAACTTGTAGTGTACAAAGTATTGTATTTTTGTTCTTAGTGGATCGTCTTGACGGTAGTTTCGTCTAATCGATAAGACAGCGTTTGATGCTCTGTCTATGGTGATGATATAAGGCAAATGGTATCCATCAGGATCTTCAAAGCCTGGTATGTCCATAGACACATGACACTCTAACAACTCATACATCATGTCATTAGTGTTGGCACTAAGTCCTTCTAGCTCGTCTTCTTTGTCGGTGGTCTCGCTGCCAATATTTGTTTCAGCTGGTTGCAGTGCTATGTCTCTATAAAATCCTGCGAGTTGTTGTGTCCTAACGTCGTTGTATGTCATTTTGACTACGTGAGTGACTCGTTCGCATGTTTCTAAATCGCTGGCTGTGTAGGGGACGACTAAATCTTCTACAGGAACAAATGTGCTTACTGCTCTTTGTTTGCTTGGATCGTAATAAACTTTCTTAAATGCTGTTCCTGCTAGTGGCAAGTAAAACAGTAACTGGTCCATTTCTGGAGTGTACTCTTCCATTACCGTAGTAATTTGATAATTCATGAACTCCTCAACTCTTCTAGCTTGGTCTTGAGTTTCGGGTGTTTCAAGTCCCATGACTCTGGTTTTAACAGGGCCTTTACTAGGCAGTAGTTCCTTAAATGCTTGCGCTTGGAACTGAGTCACGGATTCGGCGAGCATTGGATGGGTTACGCCTGATGCTCCTGGAAAAGGTCTGTCTCTGTCTTCATACTTAAATCCAAGTAAGTCCAACCCTTTTACATAAGCATCTTCCCAGTCGTGACGACTTCCTTTGTCCTCTTCGTAATCAGTGATTAGTTCGTAGGCAATTCGTCCTAGCTCGCCTTCATCAACGTACTCCGCTAAGTTCGCATCAAATGGTGTGGTGTCTATAATTTCTTCGTCAGGAAAAAAATCTATCTGTGCACCTTCCTCAGATAGTTCAACGGCAATATCGCCTTCACCCATTTGCACAGGCTCTTCAATTTGTACTTCTTCGCCGTCTTGTACTTCTAAATCGATAAGATCTGACAACCTTTCTATATTAGTAGGTTTGCTATTCTCTGCCATCGTTTTTGTATCGAGGAATAGGTGAAAGAATATCCATTAAAACGTTTGCAGTTTTTTCGCCAAAACTTTTTTCCGTCATGTCCTGTACTGCTTCGTCAGCTTCGTCAGGCTGGTCGCGAAATGGGTCTGTTTCTGGCTTGTAAAAATCAGGGTTAGCATCTTCTGATCTCGCTCCAAAATACATTCCAGCACCTCCAGCACCGAGAATAGGTATGGCACTTTTCAGTAATGCAGCGGTTTTGTCTACTTGATTAGCTCGCTCCATTATTTGAGCAGCAGTTGCCATATCGTCGGTTAACCTAGCTTGATTTATTAAAGTTCTGTGTAGTGCTACGAGTTCATCTACTTCTTTATTTACTTGGTTAAAGGCTCTACGAACAGATTCTTGATTTGCAAATCTAGGATCCATCTTTTGAACATCGTCTATAATTTTTTGACCTTGAGCTATTTTGTTTCTCGTGATTGCATCTAGTTCATCTACAGTTCTGCCCATGTATTTTGTCATGGTGTCAGTTGCTCCTTTCATATACTCAATACCTTCATCGGTTCTAGTTCTATGAAATCTAGCGGGTAAATATCTTCTGGCTAAAGCGTTTCCTAATCCACTGCCACTTTGAATAAGCTGCCTTAGCAGTTGCAAAATCCCTCCCATGTTGTTCTCCTAGTAAACGCCTGTGAACTTTGTGCCTCTGATTGCATCGCCAGCACCACGGCTTTTGCCTTTCCCGTCTCCAGGTTTAGTCATGGGTGCTTTCATATCAGTTTGCTTTGCGTAAGGAACAAGTCCTTGGTCCTTTATCATTTCGCCTTTATCAGCCATTGCTTTCTCCTAATAATATTCTTTGATCCGTCTGGGTTCGTTTTCCTGCAGATCATCGTCCGATTCTAAACCAATAAATCCGCCCTGTCGATAACGCATTAATGCTTGTGTTGTCGAGTCCACCAAGTCGTCATGGTCGCCAAATGGAAACGCTGCGCACTCTTCTACTAATTCTTCCGCCCAACGCGTGTCGGGTACGTACACCATGCCCGATTCCAACATGGGTGCAACTGCATTTACTCTTGCAATCTTGTCTTGTCCTTTGCCAGGTGAGTAATTGACCACAGGAATACCCGCATGACGTAGTTCGTCCGTGAGCGGTAGACCACTGGCTTTGGCTTCTACAATAACTGTGTCAGGATCCCAGTATTCAAACTGCTTGTAAGCTTCTCGCTTGAGTGTAGGGAAGTCCCATCTGCCTTTTTTAACATCAAGTAACAACAAAGCTGGTCGCATCGAGTTTGGTTCAGGGTAAAACACGCACCATGTTGTGATTGCAGAGTAATCAGACGTTTCTTTCTTGGTATATGCGGTGTCGTACGACTGTATCACGTACTGCATTTCTGGAACTTCGTCTTCTTCCCACAATTGCCACCATTCTCGCTTCAAAATAGCTCCTTCTTCGGACGTTGGGTTCTGCATCCACTGTGCTTCCCACTTGCTAACTGGCAAAGACGCTTTTACACCCTCTAATTCTTCTAATTGCCAGTATTCTGGCCATAAAGGTTTGTTACTATCGGGAAAAATTGCAGGAAACTCGACTATTTCCCACTGATCAGCGTGATCTTCTGCCTGTTTGTTCAATAATCTACCTGTCAGGTCTTTAATACTCCAACGTGTCATGACAATAACGATAGCTCCGCCTGGCTGTAGCCTTTGTCGGGGTCCAGAACTGTAATATTCCCAAGCATTGTCCAAGGCTGTAGGAGAAAGTGCGTCTTGTTCCGAGTGAATATCGTCCAAAACTAGCAAATCTGCACCACGACCTGTTACCGCACCGCCAATACCTGAATAAAACGCCTCGCCACCTTTGTTTGTCTCCCATCTTCCTGCTGATTTGCTGTCTGCTTTTAGACTTACGCCAGGAAAAACGTCTTGATACGCTTCTGAGTCAATAATATCTCTAACTTTTCTACCAAAACGGAAGGCAAGTTCTGCAGTGTGCGTAATCTGCATGATCTTCAACTTAGGATTACGGCCCAAGATCCACGATGGGAAGAATGTAGAAGCAAATTCTGACTTTGTATGCCTTGGTGGCATGTTCACTATCAAGCGTTTTATCTTACCTTGGGCTACTTGCTCTAGTTTTTCTGCAAATATCTGGTGGTGTCTGCCTTCTACGAAGTCTGGCCACATGTGATTGATGTAGGTCAAAAAACTTTCTTGACCTTCGCGCTGTAATTTTTTGGAATTTAGTGCTTCAGTAAGCTCCAACAGTTCTCTGGTGGCTTCAGGGTATTGCTGGGCAAGCTTTTCTAGATTTATGTCAGGATTTTCCATGCCAAATATTTTGAAATTTTAAAATTTTTTGTGGCCAAATCGTTTTCAATGTTTCCTATGATGAA